CTAAACTGAGTTGAATTTACGATATCATAAATGTAGTAGGTTTGTCCAGCAGTGATGTTAGTGATGAGAGGTTGAGTGTTGCCTGTAAAGACCACTGCATCGTTAGCATCAAAAATACTAGTATCAGCAATAGTTAATCTGTCGTTGCTTGAGTTTACATTTGTTACAGTACTAGTTGTAAAGCCAACAAATCCAAAATTGATTCCCGATACAGGTACTTCCAACAGCGGGTCACTATAGACCGCAAATTGAGTTGGAGAAATAACTCTCAAGTAATACTGAGATGACTGAGAAGGAACAGTGCCCGACACGATAACATCCGTAATTGCACCATTTCCATCAATAGTGTTAACAGTCAAAGTTATGTTGTTAGTAGGAGAGGTTCCCTCGACTTCTGTTCCCAAAATAGTAATGGTGTTGTCGATAGCAAAGCCTGAGCCACCTGATGAGACTATAGCACGATATCCACCCAGAATATATGATATATCGAATGAAGGGACAGCAGTATAGAACTGTTCTAATACAGCTAACACATCACCTGGAGATACCGGAGCATCATCATCAAGCGTAATTTCTGTACCACCAGGGGCATCCACTACAACAATGTAGGGGTCGCCAGTACCTAGCATTGTGCCATTGTCAGTCGTTAGATTTATCGCAGGATCACCTTGCACATCCGTAATTCTAAACTGTGTGCCATTTACAATTTGCTTTACATAGTATTCTTGACCTATAATAACTCCGCCTAAACCTGAACCAGTAAAGATAATAGGCATGCCGATGTATAGAGTATCAGTGGGAGATGCCACATCAACTGCGCTACAAGTCAGTAAGCCGGTACCGCTAGAGCTAGTGGTACTGAGTACAATAACCTCAATATTAGGACGAGAGATAAACTCACCTGGATTTAGAGGATCAGGGATAGTTTCGCCTGAATATTCACTTACATAATAAGTAGTTCCTGTTACTAAACCATTTCCCGGTGTAGTGTCACCTATGTTAGTGCTAACTCTGAATGGCATGTTAACATAGAAGTTGGTAGTTCCTCCACTGACTTCGCTGATTGCAACTCTGTTGAGTCCATCACCAATAGTAGCCCCGATGTTTCTTTCGATTAGGTTTCCAATTGTACCATTGCTGATATTTGGATATTGCCCTGATGTATTATATAGGGTAAATAGCTGACCATCTACCTGTCCAGGACTTACTGGCAATGATACATTCATTGTCATTGAACCAGTTGCGGTTGTTAAATCTACCGTATCCTTTTGATTCACTGCATACATTGTTCCAGTATCATTGCTCAACTCAAACAGTGAACCATTGATTGCAGTAGACAATGTTATTTGCGTAGCACTGATAATCTGTCTTACATAATAAATTGTTCCAGCAACAATATTTCCGAAAGTTGTTCCAGTGAAGATTACTGCATCATTAACTGAGAAGTCTTCAGTTGACGCCATAACAATAGTATCGGTAGATGCAATTGTTTGAGTAACCTCAACTGTTAGAGGATTCTCAGTAGTAGAAATCGTGAAGGTTTCATCATCAATAATGGTAGTGATGTAGTATGGATCGTTTTCTATTACTTCACCAAAAACATTGCCGGTAAAGAAGACAGGCAAGTTAGGATAGAAGCCTAATGTTCCACCAGTTCCTATCTCAGAGATAGGAACAGTCAAAGTATTTGTCCCTGCTGTTGTCGCAGTTACATCTAGAATGCCCGGATAGTTTACGGTTAATATAGCAGTGTCAACTACTTCGCCAGAATAACATAGCAATGACTGGAAACCAATATTAACACTATTGAGCGCAAAAACTGAGCCGCCGTCAGTAGCAGAAATTGTAAAGTCAAATGTGTTCAACACATCCTTAACATAATATTCTACACCGTCTTGTAGACCAGTACCCGCAGTAAAGCCTTCAAATTTGACAGGCATTCCTGAATAGAAGCCCAATGTACTTCCTGATACATGTTCTTCATATCCGTTGACTGTATTGCTAGCTGATGACTGACTAACTGAAACTTCATATAAGCCAGTGCCGCCTGTTGTACCGCTTGTCTGCGAAACGATACGAGTGTCAGGGTCGATATTTGGACCATACACATATGTACCAATTATTACAGTGCCTTCATTAATTGCAGTTACATTCATTGTAGTTCCTGCAATTGAAGCTGTACCAACAAAAGTCTTTACGGAAGGTATAAGTCTAATTGAATCATTAGTTGCTAAGGTTCTTTCTACACTTCTCACGAAGGATGACCAGGTCAATTGTCTTTCATTGTCAACATCTGTAATTTCAAATGCAACTCCCTGGGCACTAGCTAAAATTGTGCTAATGTCTGGGTTTTCATTGTCGAGCAAAATTGAAGAACTAGAAACTGCCTCACTGTTGAAGTAGTTTCCTGCAAAGAACGAACCATAATATGAACCAGTTTCCCAATCAATAACCTGAGAGTTATAAGTTGTTCTATCAAATCTGATAGTGATGTTGTTTTCTCTGATTGGAGAAGCACTGGTAATTGCTGATGCCTTTGCTCCAGCATTAAGAGTCATGCCGACACTAGTACCAGCAGTTGTAATCAATATTCTATCATGATCTTGTAATGCATCTGCATAGTTAGTGTATAGAGCAATTACTGCTACTGGATCGCTTTCAAGAATACCTACATAATACCACTGATTATCAACGAGCTTGTTAATCGTACTACCATCAGGAGCGTCCTTATATTGCACGATGTCACCTGTTCTTAGGTTCGGTGCATAAATGTTGATAGTGTTAAGTAAATTATTTACATTTGTGTTGTTGAATGACACTGAGTATGCCGGGTCAATAATGATTTGCGGTAGAACTGCATAGCCTTGTCCAGGATTAATGACATTAATCTGTAGCACACTATCCAAATTCATGACTGCTTCTAATTGAGCAGGAACAGTAGGCGCCGGGTAAATTGCAGTGTCTATGTATGCGGTAACTTTAGGAGGCTCTAGATATCCTCTGCCGCTATCCAACAACAATACCGGCGGTAGATCAGTGTAGATAAGTTCTCCGGGAATATGTTCAGAAATAGCTGTACCGTTTACTCCTCTTAAGAGGCCTCCGATAAGATTCAACGCTCTATCAACTGATGAGTAAGCAATTTCTTCGTCATTAATTTTAATTGTTCCATTAGTGGGGAAACCACTAGCGTTGTCAACTAGAAAGTAATTTGAACTTGTGCTTACATATGAGGCAAGCGTAGTGATTTGATAATTTGGTTCGCCAACTATTGACAATCCTCTATTAGCAAACCACTGACTGTATTCAGTATCTTCCCAAATAGTATCGTCTACGCTGTATTCATACTCATTGTCAGATGCTCCGTAAACTAATTGAGGAGTAATAAACTTTTCGTATTCTGCACTGTATTGAGCAGGTAAGTCAAAATCAGTGATGTCTCCCTGAAATACATCAGTGCCTGTGTACTTAAACAAGAAGTCTTTGATTACAACATGGTAAGGTTTTACTTCGTTGATATAGCCTTCTAAAAATTCTTGATTGTCGGTTTTTAGATTTTCGATAGGCAGCAGTTCACGAATAGTATGTGATACATCAAGCAATGATGTTTTGTTCAGCCACGGCAGATAGTTCTGTGATTCAGTGGTTTCACTTTGAATATATTCAAAGAGTAAAATCAAGCTCTTATTTCTAAACTCAACCAATTCGTCAACATAAATCTGCTCATTCAATGCACGAATGATGTATCTTGTTTCTTCGCTGGGATATAAATCAAATACGGTAGTATCATAGAAATCTCCACCATATCCTAATTTTGCTGCGCTGTAGTCCCAAAGACTTGATCTAAATCTTATTGTGCCGTTTTCTAAACCAACTCTAGTCCAAACTGCAAGCACATCACTATCTAGGCGATAGATTTCAAATTTACCTGCGCCGTTTTGTTCAACCGTTACTAATGTCCCGTTAGGTACATTAAGTGCAGATAGATCAGCATAAATAGGTACTACTAACAAAGTTTTAGTATTGTCATCGTAGCCTTCTGCCCACCAATTTACATACTCCCAATAATCTCTAGTATCATAAAATAGCTTAGGCCCGCCGAACCAATTAGGATTGTCTTCAGTGGATGGATTTACTTCACCTGCTTCAAACAAGAATGTTGCGTCTGGACGAGTTTCTGCAACAGGGAAACGAGATAGAACTTCATTAGCGTAAACCAAATAGTTATTCAATGCTTTAAATCTGTTGAAGAAGAAGCTTTGTCTTGGTCTTGCTAGAATACCCGACTGTACTGCCTTAGGTAAGAATGGGTTAGGAACAACCTGACCAGACTCATCACAGCCACTGAGAGAATCTAACATTCTATCATACAAGCCATATGGTGCTGAAGTCTTGCCCAAACTTTGTACTAAATTATTGTCAGTGTTGTTTGTCTTGACTATAGTAGATGGTAAGCCCGGCAAGAAATCGTCAGGATAATTTTCACGAACTAATGTGAATTCATTGTGTGCAACATCGTCACTTGTGCCGTTAGCGAATCCTACATGGAACACACTATCGTTAGCATTGATGTAAGGTGAGCAATTATAAAGTGCAAAAGCATTTGGCAAGATCGGAGCCATATAAGCAACGCCGCTTGCTCTTGGATTAGCAATATATGATGCAATAATAGTGTCAGATAAGTTCTTGCCTAGTTTTTGCGAAATGATGTTGCTATTTCTTACCCAAAAATAGTATATAGGAACTGCGATTCCAGAAGCATTTAATGTGCTACTCACAGAAAACAGATTAGAATTCAATGGGGTGCCAGTACCTTGATAGTTATTAGGCGGAACATTACTTGCTACCCAAGTAAAGACTGCAACATCAGATCCTGGGAATAGTGTTCCCCAGTATCTTGCATTATATGATGGATCATTTTGATGATAGTTCAAGAATCGAATGTTATTTGTATTGAACCAAATTTCACCCACATGTTCTGCTCCCCAAACTTGTCCAGTAATGGGTGCAAGATCACTATTGTATTTTGCTGGGTCTACGCTCGTTACATAGTCAATGTCTTGTCTTACTGCACCTAGCAACTTGCCATTTAATGGATCCATGTAATCTAAGTTTATTAAGGTGTTATTAGTTTCAGCACTAAAGATTTGTGTATTTTGAATCTTTTCGATATCTACTATTGCTGAACTCTGACGGTACACGGCCCAATCTTGAATACCAGTTGAATTATTGTACACAACCACTTGACCGCCAGTGACCAATTCACCTTGCATGTTAGGTGCACCTACTAATACAATATTGTCATTGAAATCTAGTGAATAGCCGTATTGAGGATTAAAGCCATAATCTAGGCTATTACTGTTTACTGACTGTGCATATACATATGATCCAGGATTGAGTAAGCTTTCATTGTTCTGACCCAAAAAATCAAACATGTAGACTGCGCCTGCATTTGGATAACTTTCTACAAATCGAGTTGCATTGTTATCAAATACTGTGTCGTTGTCTAGTTGCTCATCATCAGTAAAATCGAATGTAGTGCCTTCGTAACGAGTTCCTACAGGCGCACTGATTACTACTGGACCTGAATCACTAATCTTGATTGCACTACCAAACTGAGTTGGTCCTTGTTCGTGTGGGCAAGTAATAATTTGAGTCTTGGTGAAGATTTGTAATCCAAGCTCATTAAGTGTGCTGCCATCAAAGGCGGTGATAACTAACTTTTCATTATTGATAGTCAAGTCAGTATCAATAACCTGAATTATCAATTTACCGTTAGATGCGGCTGCTTGAATATTAGTGATGTTGTTAGTATTGATTGTTGCAGCGATATGAGTAGCGTCACCGGGTGTAAGAGGAACTAAGAAACCATTAATCAATAAATTGCGATTACCGACTACATTACAATCACTTGTGCCAACTACAATACCGTGTCTTGCTCCGCCGTTAGTAAAGCGATATACTGCACCTTCACGATTCTTGCTATCGATTTCGAATGGACTACCTACAAGAATATCTGAACCCTGCTTGTTAACATCTAGATCGTAAGCAAATTGAATATTAGTTCTGTCAACATAATCATTATTCAATACTTGAATCACATTGAACTGATTGTCGCTAACATTTATAATATCACCTGCCTGAAGTGTTCCGGTATAATAGAACATGCTGCCAACACTTGCGTAGTTAATATCATCTACTAATGTGCTGTTGACAGTTACATACAATGGAGTTGTTTGTGTTGTAGCAGTTACGCCGGTAATAGACCCATCTGTTACTACAGTGATAGGAGTTGACGAAGAACGACTTGTCTTAAGTTGAATGGTGTTACCGATAGGTGTACCTGCAACATAGTAAACTACATCAGTTTCAATCTCAGTGCCGCCTAATCCCATGCCAGTAAAGATGACAGGATCGTTTTCAGAAATTCCTGCTGCACTTGCTAGCGTAACTGTATTGGGGGCAGTTGTGCTTGATACAGTTGTTCCTACTGTAGTAGGAGTCCAAGCTAGCTGGAATGTCTGCGGAGTATTAGGAATAGAATTGAACGGTACTTCGATATTTTGTGCGGTGCGCTGATAAACATACGCGGCGCCATTGTCAAGAATTAATGAGCTAAAGTTCTTGTTTGGTGCGCCGACTACGAGTACAGAACCATTTTGATTTGTTGTCGTAGATTTAGCAAAACCATCAGCACTGACAAGTCCTAATACTGAACCATCGATGATGGTAGATTGTTCGTAAGTAACCTGCATTGCAGTACCTGTACCAGAGCCAATGCCAGTCGCTACGAAAGTAATACCGACACTGTTTTCAATTGCACCGATCAATTTAAAATCGGTAGTGCCCACATCTGTAATAGTATAAGTTTGACCAGCAACAAAATAACCAGCAGTTAGATTGATGTTCTGTTTACGATAAACATAGACCTTACCGTTTGTTAGGTCACTGATATAAATCCAGTTAGAGTCATCACTGATTGCTAGTTCTGTTCCCCAGTTTGTTACTCCACCAGGAGCAGCGATAGTTTGATAGCTTACGATATCATCTGACAATACGCTGTTGTTTAATGTGTAGACATATACTTTTGGTGTGCCGCTTGTTGGTTCAGAAACTACATAAATGTTATTAGCGTAAACAATCTTTGTACCAAATGATGTGCCCTCAGTGATAGTTTCACCGATAGAGTATGTGCCATTTACATCGTCATAACCATAACGATATAGAATACCTGCGCCTGCATCACTTACTAGATAGCCCATGTCAGGCGTGTAAGCAACAGCAGTACCGTATGTGGTAGAGTTATCTACTTCTAGCGGACCTTGACTTTGGTAGTTGATACTCTTACGATATACAGCCCAGTCGCCATTATTATTTTCGTCTACCCATACAGTATTCTTTTGGAATTCTGCTTCAAGCAAATCAATATTTTTAATATCAGCAGGAGTTGCAACTCTTTGATTAACAAATGACAAGCCGATGCCGAAACCTTGAATTGCATTGTTAGTAGCGTTTCCTACAGACAGATTAATAACTACCTGATTCAATCCTAAAACTTCAGTAACGATATAGTATCCGTCTACATTAGCAGCAAAATTAATGATTGATAGGGGATCAAGGCGTTGTAGATTATGCGGTTGTGCAAATGTTACAACTGCTGTTCCATTAAGATTGCCTACTACCTGTAGCACTTGTCCGATTGGCTTCCAAGAAAACACTCCCCATTTCTCTTTGAAGTTAGCTAACCACATATAATCACGAACATAGAATTCGCTAATAGGAACAACAATACTATTAGCATCTACTGCTGCTGATAGACCAGAGAAGTAATAAGATGCCATTTCGACATCATTGAAATTCACATATCCGGCATTCGGGTATAATGGGTTAGGATAGGTTAATGATGTAGTACTAAGAATGTTTGGACTAGTTATCGGACGACCGTAGTTATATAAACTATATGTCGGTACTTCTTGATTGGCACCGGGTGTATAAACCCCCTCAGTCAGTGCAACAATTGAAGGATTTCCCGTTAAACTAGGTTGGCTAAGCTTGAATTCAACAAAATTATCATTTAGTGTGCCGCCGAATTCTCCAGATTTGATAGCCCAGTTTTCGTACACATCATAATCAATTCCGCCCTGAGGGAGATTAGCTCCCTTAAATGCAACAGTAGCGTTTCGAGTACCCTTATTTCTAATCAAGTTTTTGTAAACATTGATTTGGGTTACATCAGTTAAGTCTACTAGAGCTAGGTAATCTCGTGGGCGATATCCGATAAGCGAATAGCTCAACAAGTCTGCATCTCGCTCAAGATTGGCTTTGTTTATATCGTAATACAAAGTGCTTTCATACGCACGAGTGCTTGCGTTGGGCAGCATTCCTTTTTGAATATTTTCGTAGTCAATCAACGCCCAGTTTAATTCTTCAAATACTAGTGCAGGTTGAATGATTTGTAGTGCAGAATAATATCTGTTTTTATACTTGACAATTCTTCCCTTAGTGTATTTTACATTAGGTGACCACTCTTGTATATTGTCTTGATTGATAATAAAGCCATACGCATTTACAGTACCGTTCCATTCAGCAGTTTTAGTTCCAGTAACAGTTACTCTATTCTGTCTTAAGCCGGTAACCAAATTATAGATGATATCATTGAACAAGGTCACATTATTAAACACGATAGCATGTTCAAAGTTGTTTAAGTTAAATTGTCCATAGCTCAAAGAATCCCCTGTGTTTAGCGGTACTGCGTTGAACTCAGTATCATTTCTGTACACAGAAAGATTGTTCATTTGTATAGGGTATAGATCCTGATTCAGAATGAAATTCTGTTGCTGTAGAGTTAATGGTTCTACTACGGTGCTTTCTTTATTGATCTTGATGCCACCGGCTGCTGGATTCAGTGTGAGTACACTGCCGACTTCCCAACCTAACTGTACCCAATACAAGAAATCTTGTACCATTAGTTCCCAGTTGACTTCTCTACCGTTTTCGATGGTATCAAAAATCATACCCTTAGATTGTAGATAAGCAGCGTAGCTTAGTATAAACTGTGCTACTTCTTGATAACTGTAGAATATAGTACCATACGGCACTAATACTTCTTTGGAGCTATAATCATTAGTGATATTAACTGATGCGCCGTCAACTGCAATTTCAAAGTTATTTCCGCTAAAGACTGGTTGCAAAGTATTGAAATACGCAAAAGTTTGACTATTACCATATACTGTCCAACCTTGAGCAGTTTTCTGTATCACTACGCCAGTAAACATCAACTGATCATATGCTTGGTTATCGTACAATAGTACCTGATAGCTTTCATCAGGAATTAGTAGTGAAGCATTGTTACTGTTAGGTGAACCCTTTTCAACATAAAATTTAAGTAGTGTCTTGTCGCTGTAGCCTGCTAGTCTATAAGCTAGTCTTACATCAAGGTTATCCAGCAGCGTTGTAATATTCTCAGTAGCAGTGATGCCAAGTTGCTTTTCATAATCAACAATCCAGTTGATGTATGAGGTTTTGGCAGTGCCATTTCCGTAAATTTCAATTTCATTAATAATCAAATGTTGACGATTGTTTACCAAATATTGATTAAATTCCGGATTGTATTTGTAGTTGTCTAGGTCTGCGGCCAAGTTAAAGAATTCAGCCGGTCTTGTCAACGCAAATAGCTTGACTAGATCGAATGGCCAAGAAGAACTACGACGATAGCTTAGTTCTACTGGACCCATGTCGCCAATCTTCCAATCTTTTTGGAAAGTGCTTGGGTTGTAGTTTGCAACTACGCTAACAAAAGGAGTCAACAATTCGCCTGCGCTGTTGACAGGAATTAAACTTGACAAGCCAGGACGAGCTAATTCAGGAATAACATAGCTGTCGCCGTTGTTCCAAACCAACCCTTCTTCTAGGTCACTCCACAAAATACCATTATCACTAGTATATGGAGCTGGACCATAACGCTGAGTCCACCAGCTAGGCTGTTCTGCAAACCCTAGCATCTCCCACGGAGTAGTTTCGGGAGTGGTAGTGTCATAGAGATATTCATACAACCCTCTCCAATAGCCCTGAAGTATAGGTGCGCGGTCTAGCTTGTTCTGTGAATTAGTATAGTTATAAGTCCATTCGTTAAGTTTATTAAAGAATTGTGTCTTATAATCTAATCTATTTTGTCCAATCCAATTCAAGAATCCGGGTGAATACATTTCTAAGAATTCATCCCAACTGTAGGTTGAATCTCTGAAGTACCCCGGAACAACTTCGTAATCGTAAATAGGCACTTCGGTGCTTAACTTTAAGTTGTTGTAGATTCTCTTTTCAAACTCAAGCAATGCTTGATCTCTGAAATCAACTAGCACATTCACTTCAGGTAGATACTGCCCATATAGTTTAGTATATGATCCGTCATGTCCTTTGATGAAATAAGTAGGAGTGTTATAGTTGATGTCTAAAACAACTTCCGGTTCAAATGCCTGATATAATCCTAACTTAGTAGGAGTATTAGGAACATATGAACCATATGTTTGGTTGTATTCTTTGATTACAATCTTATCACCCGGCAGCAAATCTAAAGTAATTGTCAATGAAGGACTGTCTGAACTGACGATGTAATCCACATCGCTTAATAGTTGTTGCTGGAAGGTTAAGCCTGAAACTGTTCTAGTAAGATATACTAATACACCATTGTAGTTTGCAGTTTCAAAGTTATAGATTTGTGTTAACGGATAGATTGATGTATCTAAGCTGTTATTAAATGTATAGGTGTTTGATCTATAGGGACTCTTGCTTGGCAACATATCAGACCAGAAGAAAGCGTTGAGTTGACTTTTTGCCGCAGTAATTTGATCAAGTGCATCATCTAAGATTTCACTAGGAGTGTATCTTTGCACATAATCTGTGTTCTGTACGGTATCAACAATTAACTGCTTGTACTTGATATATTCACGACTATTGAATAGTAGGGCGTTGAATAGATCGTGTTCTTTCTTGCGTAAGAATGTACCAGGCAGAACAAGACTTGCACTATTTTGAATAATCTTTGTACCATAGATGTTAAGATTACCTAAATCGCGGTAGTTATTTGGTCCGAAGATTTCACCTGAAGTGTTAGGCGCATTGATGAAGATATCACGATATTGTTGACGAACATCCCCTACATTGACAGTAGTTACATCTCCATTGAATGGGTTGTTTGACAAGTTAATCGGAATAGTGTAATATGCTGATTCACTTACCTGATCACTTAATAATAAAACTTGAATTACTGTATTGTTTGGATCAGACGGTGTTGTCAAAATAGTAACGACTGTTGAATCTGTACCTACGCTTACTGAGTAATTTTCAGGAGCTTGATATATGTTATTGAAATATACCTGTATTCTAGGCCAGCCCAATTCATCCGAACCTAATACGGGAAGCATTGCAATATCGCAAGTGAACTGCGATGGCTGTGAAAACTGATTATAAGGGAAGCTGAACACTTGATATTGTGTCGAAGGAGCTACCGTAGTTTCCCATCCTAATAGTCTATTGTAATCGGTTCTAGTATCATAGTTATACACATAGCCGGTGTTGACTTTTTGCGTAATAGGATTACCCAAAGCAACATAATCAAAAGTATCTAAGTTCAACGAAACATCAAAACTAATATCTCCTACATTGTCGATTGAAGAAAATCTAATCGGGAATCCTAAGATAGGATCATCAATTGTAGTGTCACTGAAGCCGTAAGAAAATAGTTTGTTGCCTTGGAAAGATGAGCTATTGTAAACTGCGGTGTCACCGAAACTGATGTTGTTTTCGTCAAATACATCAAAGAAAGGTGCTTGATTTACTGTTATTTTTAGCTGTGCTTGATTCCAGTCAATACCATTATAATAGAAAGTATCACCTTGATAATTATAGCCTCTAAGAACAGCTACTTGTTCGTCAGGTAATACTTCAGCATCTTCAGCAAGCGAGAGAGTGATAACTGGACCTTGACCAGCAATAACTTCTGCCAATTCAACTACAAAGATTTTATTTTTTGTACCAGTAGTAGTGTCTTCGCTGAATATGATTCTTGAGCCGGAAAACACCTCATAATTATTTACAGTAGTATCAGTACCAACAATACTTGCATTGGTTGTTCCTGCAAAAGTCTTTGCATTTTCCCATTCAACTGTGATTGTTAAGGTAGTTGTACCAGTAATGCTTGTGATTTGGCTATTAGTAGGTAATATAGCATCAGTATCACCAACATACATTCCTACTTGAAATGCCCCGGTTACATCATCTGCATCAACAGTAATTGTGGTTGAGGTCGTTGCAATTGCTGGCGCAATAGTTGCTGTGTAGGCAGTATATGTCTCTACATCTGGATAGTACGCTTTTGTTCCAGGAATTACACTTAACGCATCAGTTTGTCTAGTGTCATAAAAATCGATAAGATTTTTACCAGCTGATCCTGAATTGAATAATCTAAGATTAGGATAAAATTCAATAATAGGACGAAGTGCTTTGTTATTGTAATTTCCTAATTCAGTAATCAACGCAGGATTGTTATTATATGAGGCAGTAGCATTGATAACATCAATGTGGAACCAGCGATTGCTTCTTGACCAGGCATTCTTGCTTATACTATTACGAGCAATAGTAATGTAGTCTTTGTCGACCGGAACAAACAAATTGTTGTCGTAATTTCCAATATCAAATGGAGCAACATCGTATGGGTTAAACACCCCAGTAGTAAAATCTTCAGGACATATTAGCGATTCAACAGGAACAAGCTGCATTGCTGTTCCTACTCCTTCAACATAGTATTCTCCAGTAAGATAGCTAGCAGGGACTACATCTCCGTCAAACGATACCTTAAGACCATTAGTGAACACTACTCCGTTAGTTGAAGTAAAGTTTTTTTGTCCAAGTATGTCTGTTTCAACATCTAGTGTGTTTTTAACATTACTTTCGATCAAGCGGATTACGCCAACCTTGTTAGGAGTTGTGCTATCTTGATAATACAAAATATCCTTGACTGCACTGAGATATGGTATTTGCGAGATTCCGCCACCCACTGACTTATAGAAGGATAATCCAATATATTCTCTACCATATAGCGGTGTAATTCTAGTATTGATTGGTACAAGCCCTGCTGGGTTAAGACGCAATACTGGATCGCTAGGATTACCGACATACTCTACTTGATAAAAATTCTGACTTACCGAAGTATAGAAGCCTTCTTCATACAACCCTTGATTAATGTTTGCTGGCATGCTTCCTGAACCAGGAGTCAATGTGATATTAGGCCCACCTAAGGTTAGGCTAATCGTAAAGTCAGTAGAGTTCAGAACACTACTTACATAGTACACCTGTCCAGGAATAACTCCACCAAATGCCGGGCTATCAAAAGTAATAGTTGGTTGAGCAAAAATCAATACTCCGGTATTAGGATCGATTGCATAAAACAAATCTGTTGTACCAGCAGATATAGAGAATGATGTAGTATTGCAACTGCCTATAGTTGCTACAGTATCGGGAACTAAACCAAGATTAGTATCGTATTCAGTTTCACCAAAATATGCACTCACATAACCAGTTTCATTCACTACACCGGTGTTATAAAACATAACAGTTAGACCGTTCAATCCGGTTACACCGTCTATCCCTGATGGAAGATCGGCTAATCTAGCACCGTTAATTTGATCGAACGGCACATCTGAAATGACATCTACTGTAGTATTAAATGGGAAATTAAATTGGTCTTGTGCGTCTTTATTGGGCACAGCAAATGTAACTATGCCTTGACTAGCACCGTTATTAGATACACCCAACACATCACGAGTATAAAGATTAGGTTGAGCAGGACTGTATCCAGTTACGCCGGGCTCGCCCTGAATCCAAAACTGACTATTTTGATTTACTGAGAAATTATATACACCGCCTCTTAGTAAAGTAAGAGTAGGATTTACTGCACCGGCACCTGATCCTAATTCACTAATATTATAACCATTTGATAAATCTGTTACAATATAATCTTGTGCTGAGAATACTGTTGCCGAACCGACGGCTACAGCGGGCGGACCAAAAGGTAGCCAATAATATTGGTTGTAGTTGATTAACTTGTCAAGGTTAGTAAAACTATCCCAAGAATAGAATTGACTTTCAAACAATCTACTATTGTTGTCCGACACTGCTCCTTGAAGATTCAAAGCATCGATCATACCGGGGTAGCTGATAAAATCTTGAGCTACGGATTCATCTGTTTTAGTAAAGACAACTGCTGGATCTAGCTGATAATCGGTACGAATTTTTGTTGGCTCAGTAACATAGTTATTGGTTGCATTGATTCCATAACCTAGCTTGCTACCCACATAACCTTGAATACGCTCAATACTCGGAGGGTTGACAATTTGGTCAAGCGTAGCCGCCAAAAACTCACTGTTGCTTGGTGTTTGAAAAATTTCCGGGAGGAAGTCTAATGTTCTGATTCTAGCCATGTATATACTTATCTTACCTGTAATTCGGCGGGTGTGAGAGCTGGGATCACAACCACATTATTTGCTGTTGCTGCATTAACAAAAATTTCGTAGGGCATACATTTTATTTCATATAAATCTCCGAAGCTCATAGATGGGTCATTTGGAACAAGTACGACTGAACTAATAAGTTCTCCTACAGTTGCGTGCAAATATGCAGTGAGTTCTGAGAAATAGAAAGTGTCTCCAAAATTCCAAAAGTTAATATTAAAATAGTTATTCATGGCTGAAAGTACTGCGCTGCGAATTTCACTATCACTTGCGTTTACATTAGGTGCTTTAACAACCTTAACAGTAGAACGCAGCGCGGAATCTGCTTTAGCACCGAACAGAGGCTTGAATACTACACTGTTTACTATAACTGCGTCACTAAGCATTTTGTAGTTTTGAATCTGCCCGTATTCTTGTTGTAGTTCGCCGATAGTAGGTCTAGTAGGTTCTGGAATAGTATTTGTGGTGTCCACAATCCAATTCTGATATGCGGTATAGTAAGACTGAGTAACCACATACAAGTCAATAATATTAGTTGTCACTGGGTCAATTCTTGTAGTGTTATTACTATTGTGTCGGTACTGATAGCTAAGTCCCTGACGACCTGGCTTCATTGAATATTGAAGCTGTTCAGTTAAAATATAGACAGGAGTTGTTTTGGTCTGATCTTGTATTGTCTTATAGAACTTATTTTCTGTATAAGCATAGAACAAAGTGCCCAATGGATAGTCATATTTGTTGACTTCTATTTGGCTTTTATTTGGATAGGTATATACGACATCACTAGATGGAATGACATATTGACGAGTTAAGTTAATAGGATCCTGTACTGTTTCGAAAAATACATAAACACCTACATTAATGTTGTTATTTTGATATCCGGTAATCTCATTAAAATAATCTGGATTCAATATTAATTGGCGATTATTGACATCAGTAGTTGCAACCTCAACTTGAAAGTCGTTAACATACCCATCGCTTTCTACTGTCTGACCTAAAATATTCATTTTAATGTCAAGACCCAAAGATGAGTTTGAACCAAACTGACTATTAATTGCCAACACATTGATGAAGTCTTGTATGATTTTGCCAGAGAAAGGATCGTACACTAACTCGTTGGGACTGTAGGTAAATCTTGTGTCAGCCACACTACCAAAGTAATATGTCAATGCTTTATAGGTAATAGTGTAAGTATTTGCACCGGTAGAGTCAAACTTTACAAAGTAATTTGCATCATTGAATGAACTGATTGACCAGCGTTCTTCATTTACTAATAAACTATTATTGAATACTAAAGAAAAGTCTTGTTGCAATTCCATTTTAATCAAGCATTCTTGAATCAAATTAGTAGACAGCGAATTATCAAAGACCGGTATGATTTGTGTGAGGATTACCCCTGAAGGAACATATCCGTTAACTTTAATTGGACCTGCTCCATTAGCAAAGCTACCGCTTCCATTGTTACTACCGTCACCGACAACACTTAGTACAGTAGACCAAATGTATGTGTTCTCATTACTAGGCGCAATACCTGGGACTAATCTATTTGTAGTAAGATCAAAATAATAACCATCAGGTGCATTGAACTTCAGAATAGCGCCCGGTGTTAAGTATTTTAAATTAGTAGTATTGAATGTGCCTACACTCTGTGGTTGTTCTAGTGAACCAGAAACAGTAAACACATATCCTGACTCAGCACCAGTATCTACGCTACTAGTTTTCCAATACACCACTTGATTAGATGGACTAGACGGCAGATTATATCTTGTGTAATTTTGAATATAGTATTGTGTTGCCCGATTCAGTGATAACACACTTGATAGTGTATCAGTAAAGAATGCAATGATGTCACTGGTTGTATTAATAGTAAGTGTTAAGAACCCATCACTATCATCCTGATATAATGCTCCGTCGTTACCAAAGCTGTTAGTACTTGAATACTTGCCAGTAGGATCTAGTAAGTCTAAGTTTTTGCTTACACCGATGCTTGATCTATTGATTGCTTTACTTTTAATAATTGAACTGTATAATGTGTATGGGAAGTTATTATAGTCTTCGCCATTGACCATTCTGTTCTGTGTGTAGTAGCGAGTAGGAGCACGAAGTTTAATTTCATCTAGTGCTTCACGCTGCTGTGCAGTATTTACCGGCAAAGGCAATTCTAGATTAAAAGTAATAGTTTCGAACTTGTTTACTCTGCTCAAATATGTAAATGTTACGCTAACGCCGGCCATTTCTAGCGGATCAATCGTGTAGCTTAACGCATTTCCTGCTCGTACATATGCAGTAAAGTTTCCTACAGGGATAGCACTGAATACGCCATCACCGAATACATAGGTAACCTGATCATTAAATCTAGAGTCAACCGAAAAGATTGCTCTACTTGATGATTCGGTCTGCAAATATGCATCTGCATATACATTTTCAACCTGAGTCCATTGCGATAGACTACCGTTTTCCAATACCTGATACAGCCATGTATCGCTGTTGTTGATTCCTTGCACATCAATATCAGCCGTTTGGTTACTAATTTGCTGCTGGAAAGAAAAATCATATGTGGTAAGCGACCCTTGCTTGAAGTAAAAGAAGAATCCAGTTTGAGGGCTGCCAAACCCTAACTTATCATTTCTATAAAGAATGTTGAATAGACCAGATGGGGCAGGTGGAATTTCGTACACATAATCAGTGTCTACCGAACTTGCGCTTACTAGTTCAAAGCCCATGTTGACTCCATCAACTGTGCTTTCAAATGGCACGATAGGCAAAACAGTATTAGGGATAGACATCGTGTATTCAGCAGTAGTTACTCCTAGCAAATCTTGCACATTGCCTGGCTTTCCTATTTTTTGAGTATCGATTAGGGTCGCATTGATGATGGTGTTAAACTGTTCTAACCAATTAGGGTTAGCAGGGTCGTTCCAAAGAATAGTTTGGTTACTGAGATTTAGGCCGTTAATGTCAGAAATGTTTTGAGTAGTAGACACGCTTGTTACCTTTAAGTAACCCTGTGCTGCGATATTTCTTTTTGGTGTGTAGCTGACAAGATTGGCAAGCTTGATAACACTGTCACGGCGTTCAGCAGTATCGATAAAATTTTCACGAGCATTCAAGTCATTACGGAAAGCAAGACCCTGTCCCATAAATGCGATGACATCAAGCAGTGCGATGAACTCACTTGATTCAGTGTAGTCGTTAAATGTTTCGGGATAATACAGTTGCAGGTAGTCAATGAAACTTTTTCTTAAAGTTTCATAGTCATAACTTCTAAAGTCAGCTTCACTGAAGGTTTGGTAGATAGTCTTCCAGTCATTCAAACCGAACAAAGCAGATTGTCTAGAACTTGTTGCCATAATGATTCATACTCTTTAAAAGTATTTATCATTCTAAAAAAGCGTGATTTTTAGCTTATTGCGGTCCGGCAGTGCCTGTTTGCTGATTCAAGAACACTGATATTAATTGTGCTTGATTAAAAGGAGTAACTGCCATTTCTAATTCAATTAGTATGCCATTCTCTTTTGGATAGACGCTGATATTAGCAATTTGAATTCTTGGATCTGCGGAAGCAACTCTACGAACTTCAGCTTGAATGGCCTGTACTATGTCAGCCGTATTTGGTTCAAACACAAAGTCCCACATTGTGGTTCCATATCCTGGTTTACCTACCTTAGTACCCTGTCTAATATTGAACGCATTAATAAAATCTTGAATCACTAGCTGCTCATCTACTAAGGTGAATTTCTTTCCCCAGTAAATTGGTTGTCTTATGCCGCCTGGACCCCCGTCTACTCCTGATATGGCATTGGTTGTTTTGGGTTTGTTAGCATTGATGCTTGAATATCCATAGTACTGAGGCATAGTATTATTTAGTCCCTAATTTATATGAAAGTAGTGTTGTCAGATGGTCCTATAATTCCTGCAATAGAATTATTGATATCTGTCTGCGAAGAAGATGATCTAGCCTGTAACTGTGTAATTGCAGTTGAACCCTGACCAGCGATTGACTTCACGGTGTTCTTCGTTGGGTTATTATTGGTTTGCTGCATGACTTCCATTGCACTGGCTTTTATTGTACTAACCGCACTTCCTAAATTAGCACTGTTAAGCATATTTGTTGCCGTTTGACTTGCAGATGACATCAATGATCTAACATCATCTACTGCGTTTTCACCAAACGATTCTGCTTTCTTGCGTAATGATACTAATTCCGAATCATTCAATATGGAATCTAATATACCCTGTGCTGATGCTATTCCTCTATCTCCGGCAGGGAAATTAGATTCTGCTTCAAATAATTTGTCAGTTGCTTCTTTGATTTTTTGATCCCAGTTTTCTAGCTCATCAAAAATCTTAAATGCGTCTTTATTCTTCTTAATTAACTGTTCTACCTGATTAACCACTCCCGCTTTGATTTCTCCGACAAGGTTAGGTATTGGAATTTTAGGATTGCTCAAGAGTGTCTTAACTTGAGAATCTACTCCCAATCTATCAAACGTATTGAAACTTATTGTAGGTAGTTTGACCTTAGCTGGTCCGCCTGCACCCAATGCTGACAGCCCTGACAATAATCCTGCTGCTTTACCTAAAGGTAATGCCGATGATATCAGATTAGTAAGTCCGCCTTCTTTACCTAATACTCCGCCTAATTTGCTATTAATTGAATTTGTTATTCCATCAACAGTCTTACTCACTTCGTTAATAGCAGAGGTCTGTAAGTTTTTAACCAGGTCTCCTAACATCTCCGTCCCCGGTAAGCTGTTAATGGCGCCTTCAGCATTATTCATGACGGCAGAAATAGCTCTTGCTCCACCTGGTAAATTGTTAATACCACTAGCCAATGCAGATGACATAGCTGCGCTTGCACCCGATTGGATAGCGTTAGCAGCATTGCTTAATTCTGTCATATCCCCCTTAGCAATAGCAGATGCAGCACCTGCAATACCACTTATGTCTTTTACTGCATTATTGATATCGGTAATTGTATTTTCAATATTAGATGGAACTAAGGGTGATGTACTTCTTATTCCAGTGACATCAGTATTGATATCATTAAAAATATTATTCAGAGTGTTCATAGGATTCACTATCGATCCTAAATTATCAGGTATTCCATTAATTAAGTTTGGAGTATTAGTTAACGCTTTGCTTAAACTGGTCACAGTAGAAACTGCATTTCCTCCAAACTGAGACAATAAATCAATATTAATGCCCCCTGTGTTAGTTGATAGGGCACCAAATTGATTTATTAAATCAGCAGACTGACTTGATAAGCTATCCCCTACTGATCCTAATTGAGCTTTTATTTGTCTAAATGATCCAGTAATTCCGGCAACAGTATTATTATCGATTAGTTCATTAAGGTCAGTAATAGAAGTGATACTGTTTTGGTCGACAAAACTCTTTAATAGTTGATCACCGACGCCGGCTATTCCGCTTGCGCTACTTGATATACCTGCAATAGTTGCCGCCGAAGCTTTAGCTATTGCAGTAAGATTCTGAGGTACTCCGGCTTGTAATGGCTTCAGTGAGTCTCTGATAGATGTGAATGCAGCGCCAGCAGGTCCCTTAACTGATTCTACTAGATCAGTGAACGAAGGACCGTCGCCTCCGCCGCCGCCGAACAATCCACCAAGTTTGCCACCAAGACCCTTAAGCCCACCGAGACCCTTACTAAGGCCCTTAATAGAATTGCTTATGCCACCGAGACCGCCTAGTTTATTTGCTAGTCCAGCTGCGGCTGCTCCTGCACCGATTGCAGCAATTGCGTTAGTTGCTTGACCCAGCGTGCCAGTTAATTGTCCGGCAACGTTTGTAATTTGTCCAGTAACTTTGTTAACCTCTGAAGTTATGCCTGAAGTAGCTGAGCCTAAGGCGCCGGACACCGTAGCTGATAATGAACCAGGAATATTGTTGACCGCTGATGTTGCTACACCTGAAATACTCTTAACTGCATTTATAGTGGATGTAAGACCTACTGTGGCTGCGGCTGCAACTATTCCTGCTGTTTGAGTCGATGCTTCTTTGCCGGTCAGTGCGCCGATCTTGCCCAGAGTATTTTGAGCTTTCTGCATTGTTGTAATAACGGCTGTAGTCTGTGATGCGGTATCTGATATGAAAGACTTTAGATCTACTGCGCCAGACTTACCGGTGAAGAGTTGCGTAGGCATAATACTTTCAATGGTAGCTCCTGCTCGTTGTGCCAATCCATTAATAAGTGTGTCTGCACCCGGCTTTAATATATTTGCGTTAACAAGCTGAGTAGGAGTTTGAGCATATGTACCTACAGCGACGATATTGCCTTCGCCTGAAATTACACCACCGGTTGATTTAACAATAGCAGCGCCTGACGTTACAGCTTTCTTAGCAATACCAGTTGCAGCACTAGTAGCAACGCTACCCATAACTGCATTAGTAACAGTCTTGTCCATAGACTTAGATATTGTTTTAGTATCCGGCGCAGATGCAACAGTTGCAATAGCAGGTGCAATAGCGCCTGATGCTAGACCTTCTTGATTGGCTTTTTGAACACTACTCGACGGTGTTACCGGAAGACTTTTTGTAGCATCTAGTGTACTCTTGACATCAACCCCTTGACCTGCATTAGTCCAAGGATAGTGGGCCGGTGTTCTTGTAGTAACCGTAAGTAGCTTACCCGGTGCAGCGATGAACCCTTTTTGCTCATCATGTAATGTATCAGTTTGAGTGATAAGAGTAATGATGGGAACTTTCTTTGGGTTAACACTAGATTTACCTGTGTTTAAGTTTACCTTTAATCCATTAATAAATGTCATTCCTGAGCTTGCAAAACTTGCTTGCCCGCCTGCTTTAATAGCCGCCGCACCTAAACTTTTTACAGTAAAGTTTTCTACTGAATATAGCTGCAAGTTTTGTCCAGAACGCATTTTAAAATCTTCTTCGGTATTAATGTGAAGATTTTTTGCTTGGATATTCATATTCTCACTGGCATGAAAATTGATGTGCTGGTCAGCGTGGAAGTTGATGTCGCCCTGTGTTCTCACATTGAATGAGTTGGTAGAAAATATATCGACGGTGCCTTCCTTGCCCAATTCAATAAAGCTTTGACCATTACTGTGTAAGATCATTAGTGTTTGACCGTCATCGCTCATCATAATCTGATGACCTAGTGCTGTTCTAATTCTGATGAGCTGGTCACGACCAATAATATCGCCATCATCCATAACGATACTATGTCCACCTCTGCGGGCAGTGACCTTTAATTGTTCTTGATTTTTACTGTCTAAGTTTTCAGGTAAGTTTTCGTCGTTGTACCCGCCTTCCATAATGGGGCGGCCCGGAGTCGCTACTCCCCATCCGACACGACTTACTGCTTCTCGTGAAGCACTTGATGATATAGGACCGCGAATAGGATCACGAATGATTCCTTGTTGACTCATGATACTAGCCGTGTAGCTATGCACTGGTTTAGGAGCATCTAAGTAATTGGTACTGTCTGCTTGTGCCTTGTTGTTTGTGTTAATGCTAGTTACCGGCAGCCTAGTTGCGCCCGCTAATCCTTGTGCTTCTCCTTCATTCGGTACTACATTGTCACTGCATCCAATAGCAGGAATCATCTGTAGTGCTTCTGGTTCAGGAATAGCACCTATATAAAATCCTCTACTAGGATCTGCTTCAGCGAAGATGCACAGTACTTTAGTACCGATATCAGGAGGGCTTTGCCATTGACCATATGCACTTGGGTTGCTTACATAATCGCCATTGCCTGACTGACCGGCAGTTGGTTTAACCATACCAAAGTAAGTACTGAGATATTGTACAGTTTTCCAACCATCAGCATTATCTGATTGACTGTTGGTTGCACCTTCAAGTTGTACTCTGATTTTGCCCGAGCGTGTAGGGTCAATGTTGTCCTTGACAACCCCTATTACTGGATACTCTAAAGTACTTCCGCCACCTGCGCTGGGCTTACTTGACTTTAGCGGTCCTGTAGCTTTAAAAACGTCTTCTGCCATTTTATTTTCCTATTAAGTTTCTCTGGGTTGTGCTTTTTTGGGTACGCCGTCAAACGGCACTGCATTAGCGGGGGTGCGGCCACCCACACGAGTACCATCAAACGGCACTGATTCTGAGGGTGATCTGCTCTGCGGTTTAGCAGCAGGTGCCTGTGCCGCCTTTAATCCTGTATTATTTGTAGTAGCATTGCTATTACCTTTATTTGGTCCAGAGCCGGTTCGTTGTGCAGGTTTTTCTCTTGCTTTGCCGTCATCATTACTTGCACTATCACCGAATGTATTCATAGTAGCGTATAATGTTTGTTTAAATACCCCACCGGAAAAAGTATTTTTACATCTAGTAAGCGAGTAACTTATTCCTTTTACTAATTTACTAATACTTTTTGGATCTTTCCAAAATAAAATACTACTGTTGATTGACATTGTGCCTGGTGCACCAGTTACGCCACCGGTCTCACCAATTGCAATATTTTGTCCTCCCGATTTGTAGTCAATTGCTTCTTTAAAGTCTATCTCAAAGAATACTTGTCCTCCGCCGGGATTAATACTAACCCCGTCACTACCGTAAAATTTATTATACACGAGGCTTTCGTTTTGTGCCAAACTAGCAACAGTTTCTCCTTTATCGTTAGTTACTGAATTAGTAGTAGACATTAGCCAATCGGGATCTCCTAAAATTTGTATTTCTGCTGTCGCTTGAGCAGTTGGGTCAAATAATGATGTTAGGTAACTGTTCTGTGCTTCCATTGCAAGACCGGCTTTTCCTTGCGTAGGCTGCCCTGTCTTTTGATTTTGTACTAACGGGGTATTTGTTCCAGCGTTATTGCCTGTTCCTCCACTAGCGTTTGGTGCGTTTTGTCCGCCATTCTTGTTTGCGTCTTTATCGTCTTTTCCCTTTCCAAGACTGCCATCTAAGAAAGTAGTATAATAGTTATTATCAAGTGTTTGTTTATAATTAAGTACCTCAGTATTTGTTCCTGAATACCAATATTCATATCTTTTCATTGGGCCATAGTATTTTTTACCTGGATTTGCATAAGCCGTGTCTATTACTGGTGTATCGTAGACATTCAAAATATAATTGATATCATACACCCAGTCGGCTTTATTTTCATCCCATGACATATTTCCAATGTCCGGAGTGACATGAAACCATTCGATAGTTTTTTTACCAGACTTATCTAGCTCAGGAAGACCCGTCTTATCTTGGTCAGGTTCAATCGCGGTAGTAAACACTGTTTTCATAGCACCTTCTAAGAAAGAACTTTGTGCAATAATTTTGTTAATTGCTTGAATGATAGGACCTTTATCAATCGAAATTGTTCTACCATTATTCTTAGGCTTCTGTCCTTTTTTAGTTTCAGTGTTTGCGTTAGTTTCTTTTGTATTTTTAGCGCCAGAGCCTGGCCACTTATATTTGTCTAAATCGGCTTTACTAACAATTGTAGAATTTCTAATTCTATTAGCATCAAAATTACTTGCATATTTTATGTCATACGCATATCCTGAACCAGTTTTATCATTCATAGCTTTTTGTTCTTTGTTTAGATTAGTCACTAGCTTATCTAATGCTTCCCCTACAGTCGATGCTGTGATTTCGAACCCGACATTAACCATACCTCTTTTTGATCCCATAGCAGCTTGAGAATGAGGCGCTGCTGTAATATCATATCTTGTTTCTCTACCGTCAACTGAAGTTTTCATTTCGGTTATCATTATTGGAAAATATCTTTCAAATAATGCATATGAATTATTCCCCGGATCAATTTGTTGTTCGACTATCTTACCATTTCTGTACATAACATTGCTCATTAGGTTAACAGCAGCCGTAGTGTCCGTGCCTCTTACTGGTTTACCTGAAGCATTGTACCCATAAAATCTAATACCTAAAACAAATAATTGCTTAGATGCATTTTGCGGAGTTTCGGTAGATGACCCCTTACCACCGTTAGTATCAGCAGGAGTTTGCGTATTTTGATTCTGACGGGCACCGGCATTTGGCCCTTGCTTCTGAGCAGTTCGTTGATTTTGGGCGGCAGCTTTCTTTTTTGCTTTATCTGCTCGTTTCTTAACTAACCGCTTATTATAATCTTGTATAGCATCGGATGCTCTTTTCAAATTACTGATAAAACTAAATCCATATGGTTCAATTATAGTAAATTTAAATGAGTAGTTTGCCGCAGCAGTGCCTGACTCTTTTTGACCAACAATTTCGTATGATAGATTATCAATGCCATAATCAAATCCAAAACTCGGTGCCCGCGTTTCTTGTGCATTTACGCCACCGGACTGTGCTACGATATATGCGCCTGCCGACACTGCATCATTCGCTACATTAGGTCCTATCTTATTAGAGTATAAAACTCCCAATTTGTTAATGTCTTTGAATCCATTTTCTTTAAACACTTCAAGTGCATCAGGAGTTATCATATACAAAGATAATTGATAGTTGTAGCTTGACAACGCTCCCAAAGGATTTTTAAGTCTCTTGCCGGGACTTAAATTAGGGTCAGCTTCTTTTCTGACTTTAATTTTGCTTGCTTCAGGCTTCTTTTTACTCTTACCCTTATCATCATCGGCACTGCCTTTGAGTTTTGGCTTAGGCTTAGTACTACCAACTGGTTTTGGCACAGACGAAGTAGGGTTTAGTCCAGCAGAAAGTTGGGCCTGCGAGATTATACTGGCTTTACCAGCTGCAATGGCTGCGGCTAGTTTTTTCTTTGTTAGTGTAGCGTTACCTGCTTGAAGTTCACCAAATCCAGTAATTTGCGGGTTAAAGACAACGAATTTGCCGTCTATTTTTCTTACAAGCCTGGTCTTACTCAAATACACGCTTCCACCTGCATTTAGATCAGCAAGTGCTTTGTTTAATCTTTGTTGTTTGTCATTGTTATTTGCCATAAAATTTATTAAGTTCCAAGAGCCAACTGTAATGTTACTAGTGTAGGTATATATATACCTATTCCGCCCACTAAATTAAAGTACGGATCAGGGCCCAATAGGTTAGGGTTTCTTGCTGCAAATACCCACCATAATGCAGCGTCGCCGTATAAGTCATAAGCTAATAAATCCGGTCTATACTGATACACCAACGGTACTTCATAGTATACATCATTTGGATTTAGTGGAATTTCTCGATACTCAAGAAAGTCTAAAAATTTATTTTCTACAATGTTGGTATCGTAGTAAGGACTACTCTGTGGATAAGTCCAAGTGTTTGATACTCCTGCCATTACCAGAATCCTCCGCCTTGTCGAGTTACCCCATTCACTAATCTTCCACTACCGTATTCATTAAGACTAAAGTAATTCGAAACTTGATTTCTGCTCATAATCGGTACACATCCAATTGTTAATGATATTTTAGTCGGTACCCAAGTAGATATTTTATCTATAAATTCAGCAGTAAATTTAGGGGGAGATGGTAACCCTCCTACTTGACACTGATCACCCAATCTATCATTAGCAAGCTGTGTTGTAATGTCAGCACTCATGATTCTGTTTAGTGTTTCTGTCTCTCTATTAGGATTAGGAGCTGTAGTTTTAATATAGTCAACATCATTAGGAAGACTATAGTTAAAACTGGTAATACCTAATGGATGTGCTGAGAACTGGTAACCGCCTAAACCAAACATATAGCAAAGGGGAGGAGGAGTTCCTCTAATAGGATATTGATCTTGACCGTAAAACATCTTAGTCATTGTCTTAAAGAAGTGAATTACTGCTAACAAGTATCTTGCTTCGTAAACATCTTGCGCAGTAAAGTCGCAGGTAATAGTCACATTATCAACACTACTATTTTGGTATTGTTGCACTTTATAGTTACTGTGAGTCAAATCAATCGCATTATAATTTGCATTATAGTTTACTTGTATAGTAGGGGTATAAGGAAATACAACCCCGTTAGTTGCCTGTAATGGTTGTAATATACCTGGGTTTTCACCATCGTATAGATAGTTAGCACCCGGTGCTAACGATAATCTAACTCTCCAATCGTCAAATCCTTCGAAGTTTGCTTGGTCAAATTCAGTCTGCGCCGACTGTGCTAATAAGATATCATTATCATCAAATGCTGGATCTATTTCTTCTTTTCCAGGGATGTTGATAACTTGACCAACCTTAATTAAGTTTTGATTCTTAATTTGCGGATTAGCTTTTAGAAGTTCTTGTAGAGTTATACCATATTTTTTAGCAATAGAAGATAATGTATCTCCCTTTACAACTGTATATGTGGTACCTGTTCCCGGATCAATGGGTGTAGTTGTTGCTTTAGGTGCACCTTTAGTAGGTGTAACGGTCTTTTTAGGGGTCGAGGCTGCCGGGGCTTTCGGTTTAGGCATAAATTGCGGCATGTTACAGTTGGTGAGGCCTTGCGCTCTAAAGAATGCAGCAGCTTGGGCCGGGGTTGCTTTGTAACTGGCTTGTCCGGACGCAAAAAATATAAATCCGTTTTTAGTTTTTTGCAGGTTCATGGCATCTTTCTTTTTGCCATCGCCAGGTCTATACCACTGTGCCCCGACTGATGCTACTTTTAATGCCTCTTCGATAGAAGTTGGATTTGCCATATTTTTCCTCTAATAAATAGAATTACTCAAATAGTATTTATCGCTTCAAAATACCGTTATTTTTACCCAAAACTGTTGCAGAATTGCAACAGTTGTTGTATACTGTTCATTAAGAAAAGGAAATAATGTGGCTGGTCCTAAAAAAATAAATTACCTCAACAATAAAGATATCTTAAAAGAAATCCACACAAGTAAAAATTCATATTGCTCATTTGTAGATCCGGAGTATCATCGATATGATTTGATTATTGATAAGCCGGATAGCGACATCATTACTTCATTAACTTATGCAGCAAAACCCGCACAGATTAAAGCAGCTAAAGAAGTTCGTGCTACCCGACTATCTATTGATGCAGGCGAAAAGCTTGATCCAAAAAAGATACCTACTACAGATTTAATCTTTAGAGTTATGACTTGGGATCATGTACCCGTAGCACAAAAACAACCTAGAAAGACAGTGAAGAAGAAAACTGCTAAGGACATTTTTGTATTCGAAGACGATGACGGTACCGACTTCAGTGATCTAGAAGACAAGATAACTAAAGCAGAAGTAGAAGACATGGTTCATGTGAAAGTGAACTTTCCGCCTTTTCAACATTACAAGTTAGATGAAAATAACAATTGGATTTGTGTAGGCAAAAGTCACTGGGTAGGTGGCATGGAAAACGGTCATTTTGAAAAAGAACAAGGAAACATCACTAACAAACTAGCTCGTATGTACATGATGCTTTGTGAAAAGTATGCTATGAAGTTTAACTGGCGCGGCTATACTTACAATGACGAAATGAAGGCTAGTGCTATTCTACAGTTGACTTATGTTGGATTACGATTCAATGAGGCAAAGAGTGCTAACCCATTCGCATACTATACCGCTGCTATTACCAATAGCTTTTGTCGTGTATTGAACACAGAAAAGCGTAGTCAGAACATTCGTGATGATATCTTAGAAATGAACGGACTAAACCCAAGTATGACTCGCCAAATGAGTGGGTCAAAGATAGGGCACGGACTTAAACAATAAGGTAACCAGTTTTGTTGCATTTCACTCTTAAAGGTACTATAGTCAAAATATGACAAATCTATTCAAGAAGGCAGCAGTCTTTACTGATATTCACTTCGGACTAAAATCAAATAGTTTACAACATAACCAAGACTGTTTGGATTTTGTTGAATGGTTTATTAGTAAAGCAAAAGAAGAAGGATGTGAAACCTGTTTGTTCTTAGGTGATTGGAATCACCATAGAGCAAGTATCAACATTCACACGCTACAGTATGGACTTAGGGCGCTAGAAAAACTCAATGACGCATTTGAAAAAACATATTTTATCCCAGGTAATCATGATCTTTATTACCGTGATCGCCGCGATGTACATAGTGTTGAGTGGGCTAACCATTTACCTAATGTAGTAATTGTCAATGACTGGTTCAGTGAAGGCAATGTAGTTATTGCGCCGTGGTTAATCGGCGATGACTACAAGAAGCTAGCAAAGATGGGCGGCAAGTATCTATTCAGCCATCTTGAACTTCCTAACTTCTACATGAACGCAATGGTTCAGATGCCCGATCACGGTGAACTAAACGACCAACATGTTACTGGATTCGAAAAGGTGTTCAGTGGACACTTTCATAAGCGTCAGGCTCGCAATAACATTTGGTATATCGGCAACGCTTTCCCTCACAACTATGCAGACGCAGGTGATGACGCTCGTGGCATGATGATTCTAGAGTGGGACCAAGAACCAGAGTTTCACGCTTGGCCTAATCAGCCTAAGTTTCGGGTATACAAGCTTAGTGATATCCTAGATAACCCAGAGGGCTTGCTACTTCCTAAGACATATGTTAGAGTGCATCTTGATATTGATATTTCGTATGAAGAAGCAAATTACATCCGTGAAACACTTATCCCTAAACATGAGTTAAGAGAAATGACACTTATTCCCATGAAGCTTGATACTGTTGGACAAGACTTAGCCCCGGGCGAGTTGAAGTTTGAAAGTGTTGACCAAATCGTTATCGACCAAATCACTTCAATCGAAAGTGACTTTTATGATAACAAAATGTTGTTAGAGATTTACCGTAACCTATGAGTATTGTACTTAAGAATATCACGCTTCGCAACTTTCTTAGTATCGGCGCAGTAACACAAGCAGTTAACTTTGATAGCAAAGAACTTACGCTTATTCTTGGTGAGAACCTAGACTTAGGTGGTGATGGTGCTAGAAATGGTACTGGTAAGACAACCCTTATTCAGGGTCTTACCTATGTACTATATGGTAATCCAATCAATCAGATTCGCAAGGACAACTTGATTAACCGCACGAACGGCAAGGGTATGATGGTTACTCTTGAATATAGTTCAGGCGGAGTTGAGTATAAGATTGAGCGTGGTCGCAGACCAAATATTCTCAAATTCTATATCAACGGAGAAGAACAGAAGGACGATGCCGCAGATAGTGCCCAGGGAGAGAACAAAGATACGCAAAGGGAAATCGAGCGTACTCTGGGTATGACTGCTGATATGTTCAAGCATATTGTTGCGTTGAACACTTATTCTGCTCCATTCTTGTCATTGCCGTCCGGCGATCAAAGAAAGATTATTGAACAGCTTCTTGGTATCACCTTGCTTTCTGAAAAGGCTGATTTAATCAAAGAAAAGATTCGCATTAACAAGGACTCTATCCAGCAAGAAGAATTCAAAGTCAAAGCAGTTGAAGAGGCTAACAAGCGGGTTCAAGAACAGATTGATGCACTAAAGCGCCGTCAAAATCTTTGGCAGAAGCAACATGACGAAGCACTTTCTAAGTTAGTTGCTGACTATGATGAACTTAGTAAGATTGATATTGAAAAAGAACTGCTTGCACATAAGGATTTAGCCGTCTATAATGAAAAGAAAAAGCAGCTAGAACAATACCAAGCTATTCTTGCAAGGCAAACTGCATGGTTGCAAAAGCGTGACAGTGATATTGCAACACTTCAAAAACAATATGATACATTAAGCCATATCAATATTGATGATGAGTTGAGGGCGCACTATGACCTCAAGATATATAATGCTGCCAAACTTGAGCTTGAAAGCTTAGACAAGACAATTAAAGCACTTGAAGCTTCTTTAAAGAAGGATCAATCACTTGTTACTAAGCTTCAGGAAGAAATCAAGACGCTTGAAGAAAACAAGTGTTATGCTTGTGGTCAAGATTTCCATGACGAAAATCATGCCTCAGTAATTAACAACAAGCGTGACTTGTTGACTATTTCTGAAGGTGAGCTTGCCCAAACCCAAAACGATTTAGAAAAAAATAAAAATTCAATTTATGTTTTGGGCGACAAGCCAGTTACGCATTATGCAACTGAAACAGAAGCAATCAAGCATAGTTCAGAACTTGAGCGCATTCAACAACAGATTGCAACTAAAAATACTGAGGAAGATCCTTACAGTGACCAGTTGATTGGTAACAACATTGTACTTCCTGTTATGCCAGTTACCATATATGATAATGAATCAGAAGCGGTTGAACATCGCACTATCGTTGCTAACTTAGAGAAATCAATCGCAACTAAAGCAGAAGAATCTGATCCATACAGTGAGCAAATCGCTGATATGGAAAAGCAAGCTCTGCAAGAAATCAGCTTCGACAAAATTAACGAACTCTCTAAGTTAGGGGAGCATTACAAGTTCCTACAAGACTTGCTCACAAGTAAAGACTCATTCGTTCGTAAGAAGATCATCGATCAGAACTTAAGTTATCTAAATAGTAGGTTGACAAACTATCTTGATAAGATTGGTTTGCCGCACACAGTCGTTTTCAAAAATGACTTGTCGGTTGAAATTACTGAACTTGGTCGTGAGTTAGACTTTGATAACTTGTCACGAGGTGAGCGGAACCGACTAATACTTGGCCTTTCATTTGCGTTTAGAGACGTTTGGGAGAACCTGTACTATCCTATCAACACCATCTTTATTGATGAGTTGATTGATAGTGGTATGGATACAGTTGGAGTTGAGAACAGCATGGCTATTCTCAAGGATATGTCTCGTCGCCGTAATAAATCTATTTGGCTTGTCAGTCACCGAGAAGAACTAGCCGGACGAGTTCCGCAAGTGTTGAAGGTTGTGAAAGAAAATGGGTTCACAAGTTACAATACGACAACAGATATTGAATAAAAATATTACGGACACCGTACAGAAAGATAAGATAGTATATGCCCTCACCAAGTAAAAACAAAGGTTCAAGCTTCGAAAGAGAAGTTGCTAATTTTCTAAGCAGCTTATATGACGAAAGCTTTATTCGTGCGCCCGGCTCCGGTGCGTATGTGGGCGGCAAAAATCAAGTTAGAAAACAATATCTAGACGAAGGGCAGATTCGCTCTTTCAAGGGAGATATTGTCCCTGGACAAAGTTTCGCAAAGTTTAACGCGGAATGTAAAAGTTACAAGGACTTCCCATTTCATCAGCTATACACCGGTGAGTGCAAAGTTCTTGAAGGTTGGATTGAGCAGATGATGGATGTTGCCGAAGATGATGACTTAAACATCTTGTTCATGAAGTTCAACCGCAAAGGTAAATTTGTAGTAGTGCAGTCTGATAAGAAGACTTGGGTTACTGATCAATTTACATACTATACCTCTAAGGCGCATGGTGATTGGATCATAATAGAATTCAATCATTTTTTCAAATTCAACAAAGACCTTCTTAAAATGTACTCTGGCCCAAATGACCCTAAGTCAACCTCAGCTTCAGACACTATTCCCGAATAAGTTTACAGAACCCTACATTG